GCGAGAGTTTCTACTCGTCCATATAAACGCCTGTGTACGAATTTCTGCATCTTCGTTTACGCAATCACGCAGTGCGCGCCACACAACCATCTTCCACAACATGGCTTCAGGCAATTTTTTTAATTCTGATCTCAGCTCGGGGGTTTTTCGAATCCAGCGCATGGTTGATTATCTTTCCCTTGATTTGCCTGTCGTTTTTGATAACCGCCCCCTGAAGACCATCCATGATCAAACTTTCATCAAGGTCAGGACGCCTCGAAGCGTAAAAAATTTTACAATACAACAAGACATCATCTTCAATCAACGGGTCGAGCTTCAAACATTGGATGGCAAATGCTTTTTCGTAGGCGAGCGCCTTTTCGGATTTGATGCTGATGACTCGGGATTTGTTCCCCACCCGTTTCCGCACCAATCGACGGCTATTTGCCTTCGAGGCAGGTTCTCCCTGGATTATCATCTCGATATCCCAGTCTAAATCATTAATAATATTATCTAAAATGTTCTCTATTGCCATTTGTGGAACGAATCTTTATATTGCCATTATGACAATATACACAAACAAATATAATTTACCAAACCCAGTCGTTAAAGCCCTTACGTCCTACGATAAGGGAGACGCGCCAGTCGAAGGGCTGAGGGTCACGACCCTCATCGACTCCCCTCAAATCAGTCTACTTAAACAGGAACACGGCCATGAGCTAACCGAAGATGTTAGTGGCAGAATGTGGCTCGTTTTAGGCACCGCCATTCACGAGATATTTGAACGGGCAGCGAGTAACGCATATGTCGCCGAAGAAAGGCTATCTCACACGGTGGGTAATACCCTCATCAGCGGTGCAATTGACTACCAGTTTGAAACTGATAATGAAGTTGATTTGAAAGATTATAAGTCAACCTCAGTGTATGCGGTTCGAAAGCCTAAAAAAGAATGGGAGAGGCAACTCAATATATATGCCTATCTTGTTCGCCGCATTAAGCGGCTGAACGTAAAGAGCGCCAGTGTCATTGCGGTGTTACGCGACTGGAAGCAGGGAGACGCAGATCGTCGTGCTGAGTATCCCCCAGCCCCCATTATGGAAATCCCCGTTAAGCTATGGAGTGATGAAGAGCAAGACGCATATGTTGAAGAGCGTGTGCGTCTGCATAACCACGCTCAGATGAGCGCTGAGTTTGAAGAGACGCCCCCTTGCACCGATGAAGAACGGTGGATGAAGCCAGCGATTTATGCTGTTCACAAGGGACAAAACAAACGTGCGCTCAAATTGTTTGCCGATAAAACAGAGGCACAAGTATTTGCTGGCGAAACAGAGGATAGGGTGCTGATCGAGAGACCTAAAACATACACCAGATGTGAAAATAATTACTGTCGAGTTGCAGATTTTTGCAGCCAATACAACGAAGAGGTGAAAAAATGACAACTAAGAAGACCGAGAGCCTGTGGAGCAAGCTCTCTAAAATAGATTGCTCTAAGCATGTCGATAAAAAGGGTAGCTTTAATTATCTTTCGTGGGCATGGGCGTGGGCAACCTTGAAAGAACACTGCCCAGACGCAACTTTTCAAAAGCACTGGTTTGACATGGGTGACCCGTCCTATTCACTGCCTTATGCGATGGACAAGCAGGGCAACGCCTATGTCAGGGTAACGGTGACGGTGGATGGACAGCCGATAACAGAGACATATCCAGTCACCAACCACTACAACAAGAGCATCCAGAAGCCCGATTCAATGGAAGTGAACACGGCGCTCCAAAGATGCCTAGTCAAAGCAATCGCATTTCACGGGCTTGCGTCTTATCTCTATGCGGGTGAGGACTTGCCTCCTGATGAGGATAAGCCCGTAGCCAACACAGAAGACGAAAAGCCAGCCCATCTGGCAGGTTTAAGCGACGATGAGGAGGAACGGGCTGCAATCATTCAGTTCGATGCTGGAAAATCCCAAAAAGATGCCGAAGAACAGGCAAAACAAAAATCCATAGCAGAGTGGCGCGAAGCATTTCTGGGTCATCCAGAAAAACCTGTCGCTGAAAAAGACGGGAAGATGGTTCTCGCCGCGCCTACCGAAGAAGGTGACTACGATTTGGTGTTGAAGGTCATCGAAACATTCATGCCCCGCATAAATGATGGAGATTTGGGGACTGATAAGAAAAAGGTGGTGTCATCCATTGGTGGATTTTGGCGAACCAATGTTGCGTCATTCGAGAAAATCATGGCTTCAAGCCCCGAAACCCACGCCACGATCCTTGGGATGTTCAAAGACGCAAAGGCGACAGCGAACCGTGGGAATATCTGGCGTCAAACAATTGAAATATAGGAGAGAGAAATGGCAAAAAATCCAACTTTTGGCTCAGGAGTTCTGTTTAGAAACAAGGGTAAGCTCGACAAATTAAATTTTGAGGCGGCACAAAGCCCCGAAGCCTATGACAACGCCCCAGATTTGACGGGTAAACTCGGGTTTACCAAGGCTGAGGCAAATGCTCTTATGCAATATTTGAAGAGAGCATTTGAAAATGCAAACGAAGACTCGTATGGCAAAGTCAGTATTGGATTTGCCGCAACCATCAGGAAATCAGCGAAAGCTGGAGAGTATCTATCCGCATGGTGTTCTGAGCCGTACGAGAAACCAAGGCCCGAATTGTCACCTTCGCCAGCAGATAAAATTCCCGATCTGGATAATGAAATTCCTTTCTAATTCGGCAAACAATGAAAGATGAGGAAATGAAATCAAATTATGTTGAAATTATCCCTCCGCACTTTCAGGTTGAAAATAATCGGCTGGTGCAAGCTGCTGGGATGCTTTGCCGAAATCCCAAATTTCAGGGGTGGCTCATCAAGAGCGGGTGCGCAAATGAACTAAACGAAGAATCGGCAGCAAACGCACTTAGGAAGTTGTTATGCATTGATTCAAGACGACAGATTGGTGAAGAGGAGCAAACCGCAGACTATTTTATGCGGATTAAGAAAATGTTTGAAAAGGGGCATCTGTTAGGAGAGCGATGCGATGACAACAAACAATAGTGCGCTAAAAACATTTCTTGATCGTGTGGCCGCGATTGTGGCGGGCGATAGAAGCGCCAGCTATGGCGATCCCACTTTAAATCACATGCGCATAGCTGACCTGTGGAATGTTTGGTTAACCAACCGAACCTGGGGGCCAGAAATCACGCCATACGACGCATCCATGATGATGGCACTGGTAAAATTTGCCCGGTGTCAGCACAAGCCGATGTCCTCTTCGCACGAGGACATCGCGGGTTATGCGGCGGTAAGCGATTTCATTAGCAATAAACTACGAGAGTTGAGAGAGGTCGTTGAAGATGACCGGCGCGCGGGGGAGACCCCTAAAAATCGAAAAAAGCAGGACGTACAACCTCACCTTTACCCAAGATATGATTGGGACGGTGAGAAAAAGAGCGAAACAAATGAGGGTATCCGCCCCGACCCTGATAAGGGAGGCGGTTAGGCTCTACCTAGATAGCAAACTAGATAGCAAAGTAAATATTGCCAAGCAAACTGATGAATTTGGCGATGGCATTGAAGCTGCACTGTCCGCTCTGAGAAAAGAGCTATCTCACACGAAATACGCCAGTGGCAAAACACTGGGCGAGGTGGCTGCTGAAAAAGTTAAAGAGCGATTGAAAAGAGAGGAAAAAATATGACGTTTCACATCCGACAGGCTGGGAAGGGCGGATGGCATAACTCTTTGGAAGAAAGAAAAAGCTGGAATAAAACGTACTTGCAAAAAAAGAAAATGGAGGCGTGGATTAAGGAGAACGGTGATCCCACTCAAGATCAGGACGAAGCCGCTCGCGATGCATGGCTCAAAAATAATAAAATCACGATATGCCCGCCCTTTGGTCACAATGATCCGCAATGGGGAAGTCTGACGAAGGGAAGCAAAAGCTGTCGCCGAAGGAGCCGCTAGGTGGCTAATTTAAGAAAAAGAGATAAGGAGGACCGCTCCGTTAATTACACTGATTGGCGCAGAAAGGTGGGTCATGGTGCCTTCTGCCAAGATATCGACCAAGTCGAGTATAGGATTATAGACGGTCAAATTTTTCCTGTCCTAATCCTTGAACTTACCCGTTACGACTACGAAAATGAGCCAACAAAGGCTTATTTCGACGCAATTTTAAAACGATTTAATAAATCACAGGGTCAGGCTGCCACACACTTTGCTCAGTTGCTCGGCGTGGATTGCGTGATTGTTCTATGGAAATTCGATCTGTCCACCTTTTGGCTGCACAACATCTCCACAGACAACGAAGAGTGGTATCGCGCTAACGAGTCCAGATACAGGAAGTGGTTGATAGACCACCACGGAAAAGGGGAGGGTTGACAAGACCCTCCCCCCCATCGAGGTGACATCACGACACTTCAAATTCTTTTACAAATCGGAGAGCGCCATGAATGAAACTACGTTACGCACCATCGATCATGTTGTCCAGCGTTATTTTAATCAGCACCGAAACGGAACTATTTCCGCTATGCGCGCGAGGTCGGCATGGAAAAATATGGCTCCAATAATAGGAAAAATTAAAATCAAAAGCCTGAAACGCAGCCATATTTCAAAATACATTTCAGGTCGAAACGCAGCACCAGGGACAATCAATTTTGAACTGGGCGTCCTTTCTGCTGCCTTGCGCTGGGCGAATAGGGAATCATATATTGATCAGCCAATTCTCATTAGCCGACTACCGACTACGGAAGCGAGACAGCGCTTCCTCACTAAAGAAGAATGCAAACGGCTCATTGAAGCTGCAAAAGAATATCCTCACCTATATTCGTTTATCGGGTTGGCTCTTTTGACTGGGCAGCGGAAGGAAGCAATTCTCGGACTGAAACAAAATCAAATTTTCTGGGATCAAGGGTTTGTGGATTTCAATGATCCATCGTCACCAGATCATGCCAGAAGAAAAAATAGGGGTATTGTCCCCTTGGGCACAGAACTGCGCGAATTTCTGGAACAACATAAAAGCGACTGCCCATATGTTATTAATAAAAACGGCAGACGTATTCGGGATTTCAGGAAGTCGTGGAATAAGATGGTTGAAGAGGCTGGCTTGACTGATGTCACGCCGCACGTTTTGCGGCATACTGTTG